ATCCCTCTCGGATATTTTGGTCGTAAGATTCAAGTCGCTGGTGATCGTACTTATGAACCTTGGACCGTTACAATCATCAATGATGAAGATTTCGGTATCCGGAACGCTATTGAAAATTGGTCGCACGCTATTAACGGACCTATTTCCAACTTGCGTGATCTTGGTTCTACTTCGCCGTTGTTGTACAAAACGGACGCTCAAGTGACTCAGTTCTCTAAAACTGGTGTTCCTGTCCGTACCTATAACATGGTTGGAATTTTCCCTACAGAGATCGGCGCTATTGATCTTGGTTGGGATAATAACGATACGGTTGAAGAATTCACTGTTACTTTCAATGTCGATTATTGGGAAGTAAACGGTGGAATCACTGGACAATCTACCTAACAAATGAAACCCGGGCGTACTACGAATTCGCCTGGGTTTTTTGATTATAAATACTTGGTAATGATAAGTTAGGAATATGTCAATATGGCAATCGAATTATTTGGATTCCGTCTAGGAAAAATCGAAGACGAAAAGAAAAAGAAGGAAAATACCCCTTCCTTTACCGCACCATCTAACGATGATGGTGCGATGACCGTAGCGGCCGGTGGGCAGTTTGGTTACGGTTTGGATATGGATGGCGCATCCGCAACTGAGGCGCAACTGATCACGAAATATCGTTCACTGGCACTTTCTCCTGAAGGGGAACGGGCGATTGATGATATTGTTAATGACAGCGTAATCGTGGAAGACCACGAACCTGTTGTTAAAGTCCTACTAGATAAATTAGACGGACAGAACGACAAAATCAAAAAGAAAATCACCGACGAATTTGAAGAAGTGCTGAGACTTCTGGATTTCCAGAACAACTCGTATGACATTTTCAAGCGTTGGTATGTGGATGGTCGCCTTTATTATCACAAAATGATTGATGTTACAAAACCGAAAGAGGGACTAAAAGAACTTCGTTACATCGACCCTCGTAAGATTCGTAAGGTTCGTAAACCGATTGAAACCCCCGGCGGTCAAGCACCCCTAGCGGTGATTAATCAACAGTTTGATGAATTCTACCTTTTCAATGAAAAAGGGATTGCCAAGAATACCACAGAAGGTATCAAGGTAGCAAAGGATTCTATCTCTTATGTTCACTCTGGTTTGATTAATGAGAGTAACAATATGGTTCTCTCACACCTTCATAAAGCATTGAAGATTTTCAATCAAATGAATTATATGGAAGACGCTTTGGTAATCTACCGTATCTCACGGGCACCAGAACGCCGTATCTTTTATATTGACGTTGGTAACTTGCCTAAAATGAAGGCAGAACAATATCTACGGGATATGATGGTCAAGCACAAGAACAAACTTGTGTATGATGCGAATACCGGCCAAGTCAAAGATGATCGTAAATTTCAGACCATGATGGAAGACTTTTGGTTGCCTCGCCGTGAAGGTGGAAAGGGAACTGAGATTAGTACGCTTCCCGGAGGACAAAACCTCAGCGATATCGAGGATGTTCAATACTTCAAGAATAAGTTCTATCGTGCCCTTAATGTGCCAGAAACCCGCCTGGATAATGAGAGCGGTTTCAATCTTGGACGGGCATCTGAAATCACCCGCGATGAATTAAAGTTCTCAAAATTTGTAAATCGTTTACGTCTCCGCTTCAGTCTTTTGTTTGATGACTTGTTGGAAACTCAATTGATCCTCAAAGGCATCACCGATAAAAAAGGTTGGGATGAAATGAAGAACGAAATCTTCTATGATTTCAAAGAGGATAACTTTTTCACCGAATTAAAGAAACACGAAATCACCCAAGAGCGCCTAAACATTCTAGACAGCATGGATGGTTATGTTGGTCGTTATTACTCACTTGATTTCATCAAAGAGGAAATTCTACATCAAGATGAGGAAATGCGTGCTCGTATGACCAAGGAAATGGCGGCAGACGAAAGTGATGGTGAAGAAGAAGGTGAAGGCGATACCAACTTTGGTGCTTTCGCTGGTCGCCCAGATGTTGCGGTTGAACCCCCACTAGAGGAATTACCGCCCGGCGAAGGAGCGCCGCCTGCTGAGAAACCTACACCAAAACCACAGAACGCAAAACCTAAGACCGCTGAACCAAGAGAGAAAGACCCGGAAGCTAAAAAAACCACGGTAAATTAGTATGACTAAGAAATTGAAAGATATTGAACGCCAGTTGGATATCAACGAGCAATTTGAAATCCACAAAATAAACAAATCTTATAAATAGATACATATAAAAGGAAATATAATTATGACTGAATACACCTCACAAGACGCTGTAAATGCTATGGATGCTGACGAAGGAAACGCCGTCAAAGACTCTATTAGTAGTGTTCTTATGACAAAAGTTGCTGATGCGCTCGAAGTGAAAAAGACCGAAATTTCACGGGGTTGGTTGAATAACCCTCTAGGAGACACAGATGACAGTTAAACCATTTCGAGACTTGCGCGAGGCCGTTCAAAAGAACGAAACTAACCCCAAGCATGATCCTACCGTTCCACATGTTGCTGGTGATGATAAATCAACAGAAAACCAAAGTGACATTATGAAGACCCATGAAAAGGCGCTGAAACATGTTCGCCAATTTATGAAGCACCCGGTTGCTGGTGATCACCAGTTTAACGGTAGCCGAGAAGCAGTTGGTGTTAAAGAAGACGTTGATGAAAACTTAGATGAAAGTCCTTTTAGCGGTAAGAGTAAAGTTATTGACAAAATGGATTTTCCTACTAAGGGCGTCAAAGATATGTCTAAAGACAAGAACAAGAAGAAAAAGAAATCTAAGAATGAAGACGCCATCATCGACACCCTACTAAGAATTGTTGAAACTCAGGAAACTGAGGAAATCATTTTTGACGATGGATATACTGTTGAAGTTGATCCAGAAACAGCAATCGCTGTGACACAAGTATATGAATCCCTAAACACAAATAATCAAGAAAAATTCTCTGATAATCTTATTCAAAGTGAAGTCGCTTTTCAAAAGATGGTTGAATTCTCTCTTGAACAACAAGCAGGATAATAGAATATGACAGACCAAATTGATAAATTTTCCAAGTGGTTCATAGATTCTGATTCCCCGGCTTATAATGCTTATGACCTTACACCTTCTTTAGCGAATACAGCGCACACAACCCGCGCTCTTTACGTTGGTGAAACTGGTACGGTTGTTGTGGAACTCGCTGGTGACGTTTCTGGTAATACAGTCACATTTACCGCTGTTCCTGCTGGAACAATTCTGCCTATTCGTGCTAGATTGGTTAGTACAGTCAGTACAGCAAATAGTTTCGTAGGAATGTTCTAAAATGAAGATCGGTGTTTCTGCTGGTGGAATGACAAATAGCATAGTTATGAACGCACCATCTAGAATGGTGCCGTCTGACACAACACCGGATGCTTTTTCATTTACTGATGTAACAGGTTCAGCGTTGTCGTCAACGATAACATCAAACGCTATTACTGTAGCAGGAATTACTGCTTCTGCGACAATTACGGTTACAGGTGGTGAATATAGAATAAATGATGGCGCATATACATCAGATGCTGGGACGGTAAGTGTAGACGACACGGTTAATGCTCGTTTAACTTCTTCCGGGTCTAACTCAACTGCTGTGAATTGTACTGTTACTATCGGTGGAGTTGCTGATACATTTACATCAACCACACTTGCTGCAGCAACAAGGGTCGATAATCACTTAACAACTACTTATAACACAGCAGGACCGAGCGCTGGTTACACTGGTGTGGATCGTGATTTTTCTTTACCGGCTGGATCAGTCACGCACTTCATTATATTCAATGGTTCAAGTGTGACGATGACAAACGTCCGATTTACAGTTTGGAGAGGTGCAGCGCCAGGAACAACCTTTGTTGGGAAGAGTCAATTAGTTGCTTCGGTGGCAGTCACAGCTGATACTGAAAAACAAATTGCTATTGATACACCATTTGATGTCCAAGCTGGAGATTATATAGGAATTTATATGGGTGGAACCCCCGGTACGATGTATAGTGCGTCCGCTGGTGCTAATGGTGGTGTAAACTGGTATTTTGGCGATAGTGTGGCAACCGAAGCAAGTGATGAAAATCCACAGTCAGCATCCGCTATTGCTATTGGTTGTGTGGTACAGGAATAATTAAATGGCAAGCACAACAAACACATACACATTTACTGACCCGTTTGATAATATAGAATTAAAAGCTTTGGTGATATCCTATCTTGAAAATAGAGGATATTGTACTGAAATTACCGACACTGGTTCTGCTTTAGAACTGACTTATGATGATGCGGATGACCCAATCACAGATATTGGTAATCTTTTGAGTCTCGCTGATGACGCTGATGTTATGACTCGTCTAACAGTTGTAGATTCAGGTGCTAATACACTTATTGTAGGACTTCTAGATGAACACCCAGAACCTATAGATGTTCTATTAAAACGAGAAGCAAGAGTTATCATGCTTCGCGCCGAAATTGCGGCGATGTAAAGGAAAAGAAAATGAAACTCATAGTAGAAACAACGTTTGATGATTTACAAGTAATAGAGGAGTCAGATGCCAAGGGTATCAAGTCCCTATACATCCACGGTCCTTTCATGGAAGCGGAACAACCAAATAGAAACGGCAGAATCTACCCAATGCCGATCTTAAAACCGGAAGTGACTAGATACGTCAATGAATATGTCAATAAAAACCGCGCTCTTGGAGAGTTATCACACCCTCAAAGTCCAACGGTAGACCCTGCCAAAGCGTCTCATATCATTACCGAATTGAAACAAGATGGAAATAATTTCATTGGTAAGGCGAAAATCACCAGCACACCTAACGGCGAAATCGTCAAAGGTCTGATGAGTGACGGCTGGATTCCAGGCGTATCGTCCCGTGGAATTGGTTCGCTGGTTAAGAAGAACGGACTAAATGAAGTCCAAAAAGATTACCGTCTTTCAACTGTTGATATTGTTGCTGATCCATCTGCGAAAAGCGCCTTTGTTGACGGTATTATGGAAGGCAAAGAATGGATTTGGGACAATGGTGTTGTGAAAGAAGCAGTTATCGCTCAATATCAGAAACAAATGCTGAGAGAATCGAGACAAAATCTCGAAGAAAAGAAGTTACAACTGCTTAATAACTTCGTCCAAAGACTCTAACTTTTATAAATAACTACAGATATTAAATCAAGGAGATTATCCAAATGTCCGGACAAAATGAAGAAGTTCTAGACAGCACAGACGAACAAGATTTGGACGAATTCAAATCTGATCATTCCGGTGGCGGACCCGTAAAAGGTTCTGCAATCGAAGATGCTGCTGATAAGAACGCAGACGACCCCAAGGCAGACGGCAAAAAGAAAAAGAAAGCTGAATCTGCTGACAAAAGTTCAACTAAGGTTGATATGAAAGTTGAGGACAGTGCTCCTAAGACTAAGGCTGGTATGATTAATGCCGTCTTGGACGAAATGAAGAGTAAATCCAAAGCTGAATTAGAAACCCTCTATGCTGGTGTTCAAAGTTCTTTGTCAGAAGCAGACGAAGACGATGACGACGATGATGACGACGACGAAGACGATGAGGACAAAGGCGAAAAGAAACCTAATCCTTTCGAAAAGAAAGTTGCTAAGGAAGACTTAGACCTTTCTGCTGACGTTGCTGCCATTTACGCCGACGAAGATTTATCTGAGGATTTCAAGGCAAAAGCAACAGTTATTGTTGAGGCCGCTGTTATTTCTCAAATCAACACTAAGTTGGCAGAAATCAGCGAAGAAGTTGAAACTGAATTGGCGGAAGCCAAAGAAGATATGTTGTCAGAAATGGCAGACAAAGTTGATAACTATTTAGAATATGTTGTTGAAGAGTGGATGAAAGACAACGAACTGGCTATCGAATCCGGTATCCGTTCCGAACTTGCTGAATCCGTAATGAGTGGTCTAAAGACATTGTTTGAAGATCATTACATTGACGTTCCTGATGACAAAGTTGACGTTCTGGAAGAAATGGGCAACCGTATCGCAGAACTCGAAGGTCAATTGGACGAACAAATCAACGGCGCTGTAGAACTTCGTAAGGATATCGAAGTCCACGAAAAGGACGATATTCTAGACGATGTGGCTGAAGGTCTAGTAGACACAGATGCTGAAAAACTACGTTCACTTGCTGAAGGTGTTGACTTCCATAACGGAGAAGACTACCGTGATAAACTTGAATTACTAAAGGAAACTTATTTTCCTGTAGACGGTAAGGCAACTTATTTGAGTGAAGATGTAGATAACGAAGCAGTAGATGACGGAACGCCCGTTAATACTGGTCCCATGGCCGGGTATGTAAACGCCATTTCGCGTACAACAATCAAGTCTGTAGAAGCGTAAAAGTATAAATAACTACAGATATTAAATTAAGGAGAAATACAAATGTATCTCAATGAAGAACTCCAAAAGAAGTGGCAGCCCGTTCTGGAACACGCTGATCTACCATCGATCACCGATCCTCACAAACGTGCGGTAGTTGCTACTCTTCTTGAGAACCAAGAAAAAGATTCCCGTGAACAAGCAGGCGGTTCTGCTGGTTATGGTAATCCACAATCCCTACTAGAAGCCGCACCAACAAACGCTATGGGTGCTTCTTCTTCAACTGCTGGTGATGGCGCTGTCGATATTTTCGATCCCGTTCTTATCAGTCTGATTAGACGTTCTGCGCCTAACTTGCTTGCTTTTGATATCATGGGTGTTCAACCTATGACTGGTCCTACCGGACTTATCTTTGCAATGCGCTCGCGCTATACCTCACAAACTGGTGCTGAAGCACTTTTCAATGAGGCGAATACTACGTTCTCCGCTGCCGCCGCTGGTAACACTGTTGGTATCGACGCTGCGAATAACCAAACTGGTTCAACACCTGCTCTTGCAACTCAGTCTAACTACACCGCTGCAAACGCGATGTCTACGGCTACTGCTGAAGCGCTTGGTGATGACAACACAGGAAACGCCTTCGCTGAGATGGCATTCTCTATCGAAAAGATCACCGTTACCGCTCTAAGTCGTGCGCTAAAGGCAGAATACACGATGGAACTTGCTCAAGACTTGAAGGCTGTTCATGGATTGGACGCTGAAACTGAACTTGCTAACATTCTTTCCACTGAAATCCTTGCGGAAATCAACCGGGAAATGGTTCGTAAGATCAACATTTCTGCTACCGTTGGTGCTCAAGAAAACGTGGCAACTGCTGGTACTTTCAATATGGATCAAGACGCAAACGGTCGTTGGTCTGTTGAGAAATTCAAAGGTCTTATGTTCCAACTGGAACGTGAAGCCAACGCAATTGCTAAGGCAACTCGTCGTGGTAAAGGTAACATCTTGATTTGTTCAAGTGACGTTGCTTCTGCCCTTCAAATGGCCGGTGTTCTTGATACTACTCCTGCTTTGAATAACGCTCTTTCAGTTGATGACACAGGCAACACGTTTGCTGGTGTTCTTAACGGACGCTTCAAAGTGTATATCGACCCGTATTTCGCCGCTTCTTCTGGCGTACACTACGCGACTGTCGGTTACAAAGGTTCAAGTCCTTTCGATGCTGGTATGTTCTACTGCCCATATGTACCCTTGCAAATGGTCAGAGCTGTCGGCGAGAATACCTTCCAACCCAAGATAGGATTCAAAACGAGATATGGAT